CAAGGTGAAACTGGAGCCACTGGAGTTCAAGGACCAACTGGAGCCACTGGTGTTCAAGGTCCAACTGGAGCCACTGGAGTTCAAGGACCACAAGGAGAAACTGGTGCAACTGGTGTTCAAGGACCACAAGGTGAAACTGGAGCCACTGGAGTTCAAGGACCAACTGGAGCCACTGGTGTTCAAGGTCCAACTGGAGCCACTGGTGTTCAAGGTCCAACTGGAGCCACTGGTGTTCAAGGTCCAACTGGAGCCACTGGTGTACAAGGTGCAACAGGTCCACGAGGTCCACAAGGTGCAACTGGTGCAACTGGTGGTAAAGGTGATAAGGGAGATACTGGGGCCACTGGAGTTCAAGGGCCGGTAGGTGCAACTGGAGCAGGTGGCGATGTTCCTAAGTATACTACACAACTAATGGCAAATGCAGGATGGGCGCGTGTTGACGAATTTGGGCCAAAGACACCATATTTATGGGCAACTGATCCAACTCAGGGGCGAAATGGTACATTAAGTGCATGGTCATCTACCGAGTGGAATGGCTGGTCAGGTACAGCTCCAAATAGTAATTTATACATGCAAACCTTAGCCGAAAATGGTGTTAAGATTAATGGACCAAAGGAGTATAATTCAGATGGATATAACCTCTTTAGTACATGGACAATATCAATACCTGAAAGTTTTAATAGTGGGATGATAGATGGATTTGTTCACATGATGACATATAATTGCGAGCAAACCGCCACAGGTGGTACTGTTGCAATGGTTAATCAAAATAAAGTGAATTTCGTAATTGACGCTTCAAAAGGTCAATACGCTTACTGTACTGGGCTAGATGTTTCTGCCGGTAGATTATCCACCGGTGATTATGTAGTATATGCTCTTTCGTTTGACAAAATTGCAGGTATTGAATTTTTTAACTTTAGTTATAATACAGGGTATTATTTTATCGCTTAAGACTATGAGAGTAATTAGATTTATAATAGCTCTTTTTAAATACATTATTTGGGGCGACCAAGTAGATTCTGATAAATATAATACCAGGATAGAAATATGTAATGGATGCTCCGATAAATGCGGTAATAAATGTTGCATTTGTGGATGTTATTTAAAAAAGAAAGCAAAATGGTCAACTGAAAGTTGCCCTAAAAATAAATGGTAATTATGTGTGGCTGTAACAAAAGAATCAAAAAGGATAAACCAGTTTCTAAAACTAAACAGGTACTAAGAAAAATGTGGCAAAAAAGCCAAACAACGGAAAAACCTGTACAAGTTAAGGAAATAAATAAATCATAATTAATTATGTTAATGGAGAAACCATCCTGTATACAAGAGTTAAAAGATTTAACCTCAAAGTTAGCTGATAGAGATGTATCAATTAAGGCAAGCTTTAAACAGGTTAAGTCTATAGTCAATTGTAAAAAGATGAACCCTGATGAAAAGATTAAAAAAATAAAGGAACTTTGCAATGGCAAGTAATGGTCAAAATGGATGGAATGAATATTCTAAATTAGTCATAGCTGAATTAGAAAGACTCAATGAAGGGATAAATTCTTTAAATACTGAGATACAAGATCTTAAGAGAGAAATTGCAGAAATGAAAGTCAAAGAGGATTTTGCAAAAGAACTTTGGAGATGGAAGAAAGAAGTTGACGAAGTTGCTTCACCTTCACAAATAGATCAAACAGTAAAAGATGTTGCTGATCTTAAAACCTTTAAGACACAAGCCATAACAGTATGGATTGTAGTACAGACATTATTTGGTATGGCTTTAGCTTTGTTGAAGTTTTGGAAATAAGTAAATTTAAAGATTTAAGAAAAAAGATTTGAATTAGCTTTCAGATCTTTTTTAGTTTTGTTATATTTAAATAAATAATAAAATAAGAAATATGATAAACGATTGGTACAATTCAGATCCCGAAGATGGTTTTAATCCACAGGATCATGATATTGAAATGGATGAAATCGCCAAAATGTATGCTATGGCAGATATGGAAGAAGAACAGAAAACATGGGCAAAGAAACAAGCTGAAAAGTTTTACAGTGACTTTGATAAACTAAGTATTAAAGAATCTGTTCTTGCTGTGAAGTCTCTAATAAAAACAAAGAGTGTTACTATTTCAGAAGCAAATACATTATTGGATAACATGATTCAGGTTTTTCAAGATGATGAAGAATATGAAAAGTGTCATATATGTTTACAAATAAAGAACGGTATCAATGCTTGAATTTAATGCAAATAATATGGAAGAGCTCGAAGAAGAAGCTCGCTTAAAGGCTACAGAAGTTTCTATGGCAGTTGTAGAAGGAATATGTAATGGGTTAGACGAAGGTGCTGATGTTATTGCATTAGGTATACTCAGTAGTCTTGATATGGACATTACAGTAAAAAGAGAAAACTACCTAGAAGCATTAAAGCTTAATCTCCACAGAGTTGAAAATGCTGAAGAGTTTGAATTATGCCAAAGAGCAGTTCAGTGGATTAAACAACTTGAGATAGAACAAGAATAAGTGCGATAGACACACCTTATTAGTTTCACCTATTATTTTATTATTACTTTAAACAAACCTTTTATAATCAATATAAAAATAAATAAGTTATGAGTTTTAGAGATACTGTACAGGATTGGATAGATTCAGGTTTTACACCAAAGGTTAAAAATCCTACTTTAAGTAAAAGATTAGTTTTAAAGAATCTTAATCAAATTTTAACTTTATTAAAAGAAGATTCACCTTATATTGCAAAAGAAAGAATTAAGTTTCTTATATCCGATATTGAAAATGATAAACTAAAGCCAGGTAATCTTTAGTAAATTGTTAATAACTTTTTTCATTTTTAGAGAAAAAAGTCTCCCAAAAATTTTTATTTCCCAATTATTTTTATTATATTTATAATATAATTATAAAACGGAAAACAATATGGATAACACATTCTACAAACAAATCGGAGAGTACAAAACATCAAAAGACCCAGTATTAGGTAACCTAAGATTGGTCGTTCACCTTGCTAAAAAATATCAAGGTATGGGATTATCATTAGAAGATCTAATCCATGAAGGTACAATCGGATTATGCCAGGCAAGGGATAAATGGAACCCTGCAAAATCAAACGGTGCAAAATTCTCCACCCATGCCTCATGGTGGATTAAGGCAACAATTCGCCAAGCTCTTAATAACAAAAGCCGTACCATCCGAGTACCGGCGCATAAGACTCACCTTACCGAAGAGGCTCCTAAAGTATCTGTATTGGATGCTACTTACCAAGGTTCATATCAACCTTATATTGAATCTGCTCATAATGAATCACATCTGAATCATACTATTGCAGGTTTACTTACCAAACTAAAACCTAAGCAACAGGAAATCATTAAAATGAAATTCGGTATTGGCTGCCATGAAATGAAAACCTCTGAAATTGCCAAAGAACTTGGTCTGACTGTTCAGGCGGTAAACGGAAATATTCGTAATGCTCTAAAACTGATGAAAGGATGATACCAAGAATAAAATTATATGCCGAAACATTATACCCGTTACTTAAATGGTATGATGAAAATCCTGATGATAAAGATACCAAGTATGCTATATCCAGAATAATTAGATTCTCTTCTGATAATCCTAGACAACATGGAATACCTTATATGTATTCTTTAGGTGCATTAAGTGAAGCAAAGAAAATGGAAATACCTGATGCGGAAGAAAGACTACAGTGGGTAAGGTGGAAAGAACAAAATCATAAAAGCGGATTGAGAGATATAGGTAGGCAAAATGGTATCTTTCACCAAGAACATATTGTACCAGTATCTCAAATAGCAAAAAAGCTTTATGACTTAGAAAAAATCACAGTTAAGAATATTCATGATGTCTTAGTTAATAATCTTAAGATTGCTTGGATACTTAAAACTGAACAAAAAACATTGGATGCCGTATGTAGGAGCGGCGTAAGAACTCCTGAATTATTAACCTCCTTAGATATTTACATTAAAGGATTTAACTGTTAAAATATGCCAGAATTAGCTGAACTTAGATTAACCGCCGATTATATCAATAAATCGGCAAACGGATTAAAATTTGTAAACATTAAAAAGAATCCAGTTCATAAAGGTAAAGATATTGAAGTACCCTTTAAGTTCTTTAGAATATCTGCAGAGAGTAGGGGTAAAGAACTTATGCTTACTCTTCATAATAATGACTCACAGGAAAAAAGGCACCTCTTAATGACTATGGGAATGAGCGGTCATTTTGCCCATACAAATACAGGAAATGAAAAAAAGCATTCTCATCTTATGTTTGTTGAAAAAGATGGAACTACATTATCATTTGTAGATGTCCGTAGATTCGGTAAGTGGAAATGGGTAGATGATTGGTCTCCTAACAGAGGACCAGATCCTACAACTGAATATGATGCCTTTACTGATAATATTATTCATAACTTAGATAAAGCTGCATTTAATCACCCTATACACACAGTACTGATGAACCAGTCTTACTTTAACGGTATAGGAAATTATCTTAGAGCAGAAATACTTTATCGCCTTCCTCATATTAATCCTTTTGCTTCTGCTAGAGATATTCTTAAAAGAGAACCTGATATTTTTGTACTATGTAGAGATATTCCTTTACAGGCATATGCTTTAGGTGGCGGTCAATTAAAAGATTGGGAAAGTCCGTTTAGTACAGATCCAGAACCTCTTAGAAAATTTATGAGATGCTACGGTAATCCTAATATGGCAAAGAGAAAAGATAAAAATGGAAGAATGTTTTGGTATGATTCTAAATGGGATGAAGATGCACTATGGGATCATTATAGTGGTCTCCCAAATCCTTCTGCTTACATGTAAACAAATGTATAGATTAGCTATATAAAAATAAATCAAATATTTTATGGCTAACATTGATAATAAATGTAAAGATCTCGAGGTAAGAGATTACTTTTCAGAGAACGGTTATGATCATTCTAAAAATTCATTAGAAGATCTTTATTCACTCCAAGCAAAAACACAATCTATGTATTTTGAGAAACAAGGTAGAAAACCTTTTTCTGAATTTACTATAGGTGATGTTGTAGATTTTCTCATGGTAACAAATCATGCAATTATCGATGAATTACATGAAATGATGGATGCAGTAGGAGGCATTGAAGATGGTGAAGGTAATGCTGCATGGAAACCTTGGAAATCTGCAAATCCTGAAATTAGAAAACAAAAGTTATCTGATTTAACTCCTGGTGATTTAAAGGAATTAAAAATGGAATGGATCGATGTAATGCATTTTGTATTTAATGCAGGTTTAGCCATCGGTGTTACACCACAAGAATTCTATAATTACTATCTTTCTAAGAATGAAGAGAATTGGAACAGACAAGAAAACAATTACTAATTTTTACTTATAAAAAATAAATATGCTTTTAGATATTACACAAGAAGATCGCCAATTATGGGTATCTTATTTTAACCTTGATGGTAAAACTAGATTTAAAACTTACGATCTTAAACCAGAAGATATGTTTAATTGGGAGGTATGTGATGAAGGTGATCCTAATGCAGATTCAAAAATAAAAAATTGGGACGGTCGGTCAGTTAAGAAGGCAAGGTCAAGATTCTTAAATAAGTATAGGGTTATCGAATATATGGATAACTTATCTAAGTCTGATAGAGAACTTATTTTCGGTTATCATTTTCCTAGAACATATTTTGTAGATATTGAAGTTGAGGTAACTGATTCATTTCCTGAACCAAGTAAAGCACCTAATCCTGTTACTACTATTTGTATTGTTACTCCAGAAAAACAATGTATCGTTTTAGCAACTAAAGATTTAGATAATCAAACGCAAACAAAAATACAAAAACAAATAGATGAACATTTTAAAAATATAGATGATGATTTTTCATTTACATTTAAATGTTTTAAAACTGAATATGATATGATGTCAACTTTTATGATGTCTTTCGTTCAGAAATTTCCAATGATGACAGGTTGGAACTATGTAAAATTTGATTGGCAATATATTATTAACCGATGTAAAAAATTAGGGATTGATATCGGATCTGCTTCTCCATTAGGAAGAACGTTTGGTAGAGATGAATTTCCTTGTCATGTAGGTGTAATGGATTATTTAGATATTTATGCTAAATGGGATAGGACTGTTGATATTAAAGAAGATTTTAAACTTGATACTGTAGGTGAAGCTGTTGTAGGTATTAAGAAAGTTAAATATGAAGGTACTATTCAGGATATGTATGAAAAGGATTATCCTAAATATGTTTTCTATAATGTAATTGATACTGCATTAGTTTATCTTATTCATGAAAAAATTAAAACAATGGATATTGCCTTAACTATTGCTCATATGAGTCAGATTAGTATTTTTAAAGCAGCATCACCAGTTGCAATTACTGAGGCATTATTGGCAAGGGAATTTTTAACAAGGAATCTTGTAATGGCAAAAGATCCTAAAGCACCACCTGCAAAAAGAGAACAATTCGAGGGAGCCTTTGTAAAAGAGCCTATAACAGGTATGCATAATGCTGTTGCTGCATTTGACTTTGCTTCCCTATACCCTTCTATTATGAGACAGATGAACGTTTCACCAGAAAGCTTTAAGAAAAAGGTATCACCTGAAAAGAGATCTGAAGAAAAGGGTGACAATAATATTGTATCAGTAACTGGAGCAGTATATGATACTGAAAGATCAATCTTAAAGGATGTTCTTACTAGGTTATATTCACAAAGAAAGGAATATAAGAAAGAATCTTTCCGTTTACAGCAAAAAGCATATGATTTGGAACAAGAACTTAAAAAGTCTTAAATAAATAATTAACATTAAACAAAACAAACTATGCATCTGCCGATGCATATTTAGTCAAAAAGAAAAATTTAAACATGAGTAAACTCTTCACTGAACGCATCGAATATAAACCTTTTGAATATCCAGAATATTATTTGGATGGTTGGTTACCACAAGCCCAAGCATTTTGGCTACATACAGAAATTTCAATGCAAGGTGATGTAAAGGATTGGAATGAAAATCTTAAACCTCATGAAAAGAACCTAGTTGGAAATATTCTTTTAGGCTTTGCTCAAACCGAATGTGCAGTATCTGATTATTGGACCGGGATGGTAACTAAATGGTTTCCTAAACATGAAATCAGACAAATGGCAATGATGTTTGGATCACAAGAAACAATTCATGCCGTTGCATATTCTTATCTTAATGAAACTTTAGGTCTTGAAGATTTTGCTGCATTTTTACATGAGCCTTCAATGGCTGATAAATTTGAATTCTTAATGTCTACAAATGCCGAGTATACTGATAAGGATTTATTAGAAAATGCAGATGCAAGAAAGGAAGTTGCTAGGAGTCTTGCAATATTTTCTGCTTTTGCTGAAGGTGTATCTTTATATAGTTCCTTTGCAGTTCTTTATAGTTTCCAAATGAGAAACTTATTAAAAGGTATAGGCCAACAAATGAAATGGTCCGTGAGGGATGAATCATTACATTCTAAAATGGGATGCCGATTATTTAATCATATGTGCGAGGAGGATAAAAATCTGAGAGCTGATGTTAGTGAATCTGTTTATGAGGCTGCAAAACTTATTGTAAACATGGAACATAATTACATAGATAAGATTTTTGAACAAGGAGATATTGAAAACTTAAAGGCATATGACCTTAAGAATTTTATTTATAGAAGAACAAACGAAAAATTACAAGAATTAGGATTAGAACCAATATTTGAATATGATGAAAAATCAGCAGATGAATTAGATTGGTTTTATCATTTAACAGGTGGTCATACTCATACTGACTTTTTTGCAATCAGACCAACTGATTATGCTAAAGCCGGTGAAGGTGACGATTGGGATGATATTTGGTAATAATTAAAAAAGACAAAAATGACAGCAGATCAAATAGAAAAAGAATTAGGTTGGGAACGTGGTGTTGATTACCCAGAGTGGGGTCATACTGATGTTTACCTAAATACAATATCAAGAGGGTATTGTTTACCAGGAGAAACCCCAAAGGATGCATATTGGAGAGTTGCAACAACCGTTGCAAATAGGCTTAAAAAACCAGAAATGGCTGATAAGTTTATGAAGTACATTTGGAAGGGATGGTTAAATTTAGCATCACCTGTATTAAGTAATACTGGAACTGAAAGAGGTTTACCTATTAGTTGTTTTGGAATTGATGTAGCTGATTCTATTAATGACATAGGCCAAAAGAACCTTGAATTAATGCTATTGGCTAAACATGGTGGCGGTGTAGGAATATGCCATAATCAGATTAGACCGGCTGGTGCATCTATAACTGATAACGGTACAAGTGATGGTGTAGTACCTTTTATTAAAATTAATGATTCTACAATTCTTGCTACTAACCAAGGTGCAGTAAGAAGAGGTGCTGCTAGTACAAACTTAAGCATTGATCATGGGGACTTTTGGGAATGGTTAGAAATTAGAGAACCTAAAGGAGATATTAATAGACAGTGTTTGAATACTAACCAATGTGTTATTATTTCGGATAAGTTTATGAGAAATGTTTTAGAAGGTGATGCTGAATCTAGAAAAAGATATGCCGCAGTACAGAGAAAGCGTAGGCAAACTGGTCAACCTTATATTATGTATAGAGGTAATGTTAATAAACAAAACCCTGAAGCATATAAGAGAAATGGCTTAAAGGTGTTTATGACTAATATTTGTTCTGAGATTGTTTTACACACAGACGAAAATCATTCATTTGTATGTTGCCTAAGTTCTCTTAATCTTTCTAAGTATGATGAATGGAAAAATACTAATCTTATTTATGATGCTACGTGGTTCCTAGACGGTGTACTTGAAGAATTTATTCAAAAAGCAAAATACAGAAAAGGGTTTGAAAACTCAGTAAGAACTGCAGAAAAAGGTAGGGCAATTGGGTTAGGTGTTTTAGGATGGCATACTTATTTACAACAAAGAGGTATCGCGTTTGAAGGTTTAGAAGCACAATACGAAACTCGTAATATATTTTCTCAAATTAAAATAGAAAGTGAAAAGGCAAGCCGCGATCTTGCTGAGGAATACGGAGAACCTTTATGGTGTAGAGATACCGGGTTCAGAAATACACACTTAAGGGCAGTTGCACCTACGGTTTCTAATTCTAAATTGGCTGGTGGAATATCCGCAGGGATTGAACCTGTACCTGCAAATATATGGACTGATCAATCTGCAAAAGGAACCTTTATTAGAAAGAACACTCAGTTAGAAGGTTACCTTGATAAAATTGGTCATGATAATAAAAAGGTATGGGATAAAATTATGGCTGATGGTGGATCTGTGCAAGGTTTAAAATTCTTAGATGATTGGTGTTTCTTAAAAGGAATACTAATGAAATGTAAAGATGTTCCACAATACCAAGAAGGTGTACCGTTTAAAGATGTGTTTAAAACCTTTAAAGAAATTAATCAATTGGAATTAGTAAAACAGGCAGGTGTTAGACAACAATATGTAGACCAAGCAGTATCTTTAAATCTTGCCTTTCCTAAAGAAGCTACACCAAAGTGGATTAATCAGGTTCATTTAGAAGCATGGAAGCAAGGGATTAAAACTTTATATTATATGAGAACTGAATCTGTACTAAGAGGTGACATTGCACAAAAAGCAATGGAAGACTGTATTAGTTGTGACGGATAAAAATAAATTATGAAAGACTATACTTATATACTTGGTCCTTGTAGTATTGAAAATGAGGATAACTTCTTAACTGTAGCAAAAACTTTAGATGCTTGGATGAGAGATAAAAATTGGTACTTAAAAGGTTCCTTTGATAAAGCAAACAGAACTTCTATACATTCTGATAGAGGCCCTGGTTTAGAAGAAGGGATGGAAATCATGAGAACAGTTAAACATTTCTATCCTCATATTAAAATTATAACTGATATTCATGAACCTTCTCAGGCATTACCTTTATCTGAGGTAGTGGATGTTATTCAGATACCTGCCTTCTTATGTAGACAAACTGATCTTTTAGTTGAATGTGCAAAAAACTTTAATGTTATTAATATTAAAAAAGGTCAATGGTTATCTGCTGAAGCAATGAAGCATGCAGTTGCTAAGATTAAAGAAGTAGATTCAACTTGTGAAGTATGGGTAACTGAAAGAGGATCTAATTTTGGATATGATAGACTTATTGTAGATTTTAGAGGAGTTGATGTAATGAAAGAATTTGCAGATAAAGTTATTTTAGATTGTACTCACTCAACACAAATGGCAGGTGAAGGTATAACTGGAGGTAGTCGTAAGTTAGCAAAACAGTATGCACAAGCTGCAAAGATTTTTGAGTATGATGGCTCATTTATTGAAACACACCCAGATCCTGATAATGCAATATCTGACTCTGGTAGTCAAGTAGAATTAGACTGGTTAGTGTCTCAAATAAATAATATATGAAAACCAAAACTTCTGCAGGATTAGCGATCATATATGATAATAAGGTTTTATTGGCTCATACCACTAATCGAGGTTGGTTTGGGTCTTATGGAATTCCTAAAGGTGGTATTGAAGAAGGTGAATCTAAGTTAGATGCTGCTATCAGGGAAACTCAAGAAGAAGTAGGAATTAAAGTTCCTAGAAAACTTATAGATACTACCGAACATACCTTTACTTTAACCACAAGAAAATATAAGTATACAAAAATTGTATATTATTATATAGTTAAGATAGATGATCTTTCACAGATAGGATTAAAGGATTTAAGAATCCCTAAAAAACAACTTCAAGTTGAGGAAGTTGACTGGGCAGGTTTTATTGATTATAAAGAAGCAATGAAGAGAGTAATGAAATCGCAGCAAGTAGTGATTAATAATTTAGTTGGAAAAGGTTTATTAGAAAAGAGAAATAACATTTTAAAATTTAAAGATTTTGGATTATAATAAATTACTTGGCAGAGATCCTATTTCTACTGATCTTAATTCAATTAAAGATTATATAAAAGGAAAAAGAGTATTAGTAACTGGTGGTGCCGGTTCAATCGGGAGTGAGATAGTAAGACAGCTAATTAATTTCGGTACTTCTACTGTTACTGTTTATGATAATGCTGAAGCTTCAATGTTTCACTTAGAACAAGAAATAAGTAGATCATTCCCTAAGTCTCATATTAAATATGTAATAGGTGATGTAAGAGATAAGTATCGACTTGAGGAAGTTTTTGATTCATTTAAACCTAACATAGTTTTTCATGCAGCTGCATACAAGCATGTACCTATGATGGAGGCAAACCCAATAGAAGCAATTAAAACTAATGTATTAGGAACTATGAATGTTTCTAATACAGCTTATATGAATGAAGTTGAAAAGTTTATAATGGTATCAACTGATAAAGCAGTTAATCCTACAAATGTAATGGGTGCAACTAAAAGAATAGCAGAATTATATACTCAGTTCTTAGAAACAAAATCTGCAACTAAATTTATTGTTACAAGATTTGGAAATGTATTAGGATCTGAAGGTTCAGTAATTCCAACATTTATAAAACAAATTGAAAGAGGAGGGCCAGTTAGTGTTACTCATCGAGAGGTTATTAGATACTTTATGACTATACCTGAAGCATGCCAATTAGTATTACAAGCAAGCGTATTAGGTAAAGGTGGAGAGGTATTTCTTTTTGATATGGGAGAGCCTGTTAGTATTACTGATTTAGCCAAAAATTTAATTAAGCATTTTAATAGTGATGCTAAAATTAAATACATCGGACTAAGACCAGGAGAAAAATTATATGAAGAGCTATTATGTAATGGCGAAAATATGATACCTACAGATGATCATAATATTATGAAGTTAAATCATGAAGATTATGATTTTAAAACTTTAATACCTAAAATAGAAAAATTATCAAAAATAAGATCTAATGATTTTTATAAAATACTTCTATTGATGAAAAGTATTGTTCCAGAATTTAAAAGAGAAGGTAATGATTAACATTTACGGTAAAGGCGGTCATGCAAAAGTAATTAATTCTGTTTTAGGTGGGAGCCAAGTAAGCTTTTATAATGATGAAGATTTTGATTTACAACAAGGACCATGGGTCATAGCAATAGGTAATAATAAATCAAGAAAAAGAATAGCTAAAGAAGTATTAGGAGAAATAGAATATGTAACGGTTATATCTGATTCTGCAATTATATCCAATTATGATATTGGTGAAGGGAGTCAAATATTACAAGGAGCTGTAGTTCAAATAGATACTAAAATAGGCAAACATTGTATTATTAATACCGCTGCTTCCGTAGATCATGATTGTATTCTAGCAGACTTTTCATTTATAGGACCTAATGCAACTTTATGTGGGGGTGTTGAAATAGGGGAGTGTACATTTATCGGAGCTGGGGTAGTAATCTTACCTGGAATAAAAATTGGAAAAAATTGCATGATAGGTGCAGGGTCTGTGGTAACAAAAGATATACCTGATAATTCAACTGCATACGGAAATCCTGCTAAAATTAAATAATATGAAAAAGATTTACTTATCACCGCCTCATATGTCAGGCAAAGAATTGGAATATATTAAAGAAGTATTTGATCAAAATTGGATTGCACCAATAGGACCTCATTTAAATAAATTTGAGGATATGGTAAAAGAATATACTGGTGCAAAACATGCAGTAGCAGTTACTTCAGGTACTGCAGGTATCCATTTAGCATTAAAAGCATTAGGTGTAAGTGAAGGCGATTTTGTGTTATGTTCTTCTCTTACATTTATAGGAACGGTAAATCCTATTATTTATTGTGGAGCAGAACCTATATTTATAGACTCAGAAGAAGGGACGTGGAATATGGATCCTATTTTATTAGAAACCGCAATACTTAATTCAACTGCTATAGGTAAAAAACCTAAAGCAATTATTCCGGTGCATATTTTTGGAGTACCTTGTAATATGAAAGCAATTAAAAAATTATCAGATGAATATGACATACCTATTATTGAAGACGCCGCAGAGAGTCTTGGTTCTACAACAAATAATAAACATACTGGAACCTTTGGCAATATTGGCATTTATTCTTTTAATGGAAATAAATTATTATCTACCTCAGGTGGTGGAGTAATAATAACCAATGATAAACAAAAGGCTGATAAGATGAGATTTTTATCAACACAAGCAAAAGACCCAATGCCTTTTTACCATCATACTGAAATAGGTTATAATTATAGAATGAGTAACGTTCTTGCTGCAATAGGTATAGGGCAAATGGAAGTTATTGAAGATAGAATTAAAAGAACTAGAAAAATAAATGAAACTTATAGGAAAGAATTAAGTGATTACTTTTATTCATTCCAAAATGAGGGTGATGGTGATAGATCAAATTGTTGGTTAACTTGTGCTATATTAAAAGCTGAAGATAGACCAGAAGATCTTATTAAACATTTGGAAAAAGATAACATTGAAGCTAGAAGAATTTGGAAGCCTATGCACCAACAACCAATCTTAACTCAATATCGGAAATATATAAATGGAAATAGTGCTTTATTATTCTTACAAGGTATATGCTTACCTTCAGGATCCGATTTAAAAGATAAAGATTTAAAAAGGATAATAAAGTCTATAAAAACATTTTTTGATAAATGAGAGCGATATCCTTTGATGATTTTAACTTATTAGAATCTTATATAGGTTCTAAAAACTTTGAAATTTTACTAGAAAAAAATCTATCCGGTGAAATTGATAAAAAGATTAAGTTCGGTATTGTAATGCCTACTCATAAAATATCTGACGGTGGTGCCCAAACTGGTAGGCAGAAATTTATGGATACACCTTCTTTACTTAAAGATTCTTTAGGATCTATAAAGAATCAGAAATATGACAATTATGTAGTTTATTTAGTTGGTGATAAATATGATGGAGATGAAGAAATAAAAACTGTCATGAATGAAGTAATTCCAAAAGGTAAAATTAAATACCATAACCTATCTACACCTGGTGAAAGAGATAAAGGATTTACTAAACAGCAATTTAGATATACTGCAGGTTGTGGTGCAATGAATAAAGGTCTTCAAATGGCAAAGAACGACGGTTGTGATTATATTGTAAGAATTGATCATGATGATAAGTGGACACCAGATCATTTAGAACTTTTAGCAAAGGCATATACTCAGTATCCTGAATTGGCTTACGTGTTTACAAGAAGTCGCAAAAAGGTAGATGCAACAAATAGTTCAAAAAAGTTTATGTATCAGCCAAGAGAAGAAAGACATACCACAACAATAGAACCTAATAATTTAGGTTATACTCATGGTGATGTTAGCCATTCTGCAGTTTCATGGAGACCGAGTATGTGTGGTGATTTAAGATATAGAGATGCTTCACAACAAGCAAACACTGCACCTAAAATACCTTTATCTAAAACAAATGCAGCTGATGTTGATATGTTTAATAGAATGATGAAAGCAATCAAAGATAAAGGTCATAAGTATATGTACATACCTAGATTAACTAGTTTCTATCGAAACAGAAAAGGTAAATTCTAATGAATATATAAAAAAACAATAAAAATTAACTATTATGGAAAAATTTGAAGAAATCAAAGCTTTAATCGAATCAGTAAGCGAAGACGTGGATAAATTTTACGCGAAAGGAAATAAAGCTGCGGCTGTAAGAATTAGAAAATCAATGCAGGAAGTTAAGAATCTTGCACAAGAACTAAGACTACATGTACAGGAAACTAAAAACAATATGTAACCTTACATAAACTCATTTAAAAGGACTATCTTTAATTAGGTAGTCCTTTTTTAGTTTTTATTGTCCTATTTACTTGAAACCTTTTTAAAAACCTCTATATAATAATAAATCAAACAGATTAAATGGAGAGGTGCTTAATATTAGATTTTGATGATACATTAGTTTCTACAATAGATACTCATGCAGATTCTTGGAGGCGTGCGCTGGAGAGAGTCCTAAAAAGAGAAATACCATTAGAGACCATAATGGCAGATATTAATTATGGTATGGATGTTCTTTTAAAGAAATATCAATTAACTAAAGTTGAATCAAATTTAGCACAAAATTATAAAAGAGAAATTTTTTCAAAGAATCTTTATAAAACTAAAGTTAATCAATTACTTTTATGGATTATTGAAAATTCTAAATTTGAAAAGGTTATCATTGCATCTAATTCATCTAGAGAAAATGTAGATAGAATTATGTCTTATCATAATATAAGCAGTGATTTGTTTGATATGATTGTAACAAGAGATGATGTGAAAAATAAAAAGCCACATTCAGATATGGCAGATTTAATTTTTGAAACTTTCAATGATTATGAACCTAAAGATTTTCTTATGGTTGGTGATTCAGAAGTAGATTCAACATTCGCACTTAAAAATAAAATGAAATGCATACTGGTAAAGTTTTAGTAGGAAACAGTGGAGATAGAGTATATCTCCAAAATGATAAAGTAATTAAAGAAGCAGGTGTCTATCCTATAAAGTTTAAACAGCAAATGGATTGGTTAGCAAACTGCACCCATCCTAATTTTATAAAAATTAAACCTATTTCAGATACTTCCTTTGAAATGAAAAAGTACCCAACGTGGTATGATAAGATTTGTGAGCAACCTTTAATTAAATCAATTGATCAATTAGATGATCTCATTCATATTGTAAATGATTTTGATGGTTATGGTACTGATGTAGATACAAGATCTTATTTAGATAAATTAGAAGGAAGAACTGGATATACTTACGAAGGTAATTTAGATGCTTCTTCAGGTTGGGGTTTTGTTCATGGTGATTTAACGGTAAGTAATATCTTATATGATAATGATTTTATTTTTATTGATCCTAGAGGTACCGAAGAACAGAATTATTATGATTATGGAAAACTGATGCAATCATTTGTAATGAAATATGAGGCCCATATATACAATGAAAGGAATTCTAAATATCTTAAGTTCTGTAGGGAAGCAGAAAACATAATGTATGAATGGTATGACGAATATCAATTAAAATTCTTTTTAGCAGTCCATTTACTAGGAGCAGTACCTTTCTTTGAGTTAAATGAAAGATATGAATTGGCAGGTATGTTCCTTAAGAAAGGGCACGAATTATTTGACGAATTAGAAATTAAATATAGCAAATGAGCAGAGTAAGAAAAGCAATTATTTTAGCAGCCGGAAGGTCTACTAGGTATGGATCAAATAAACTTATAGATCCAATTTTAGGAAAATCAACAATTCAGTACTGTATTGAATTTTGTATTGAGAATGGAATAGAGGATGCATATGTTACTATAAGTAAATCTGACTTCTTTTTTAAAAATAGGAATACAAAATTATCTCATCCTATTATTGAAAGTTTATCAAAGTATAAAGAAAAGATAAACATTTATTATGAATTTCAAAAGGATGATGAATACGGACCAGGTGCTGCAATTAAAGCATGGGAAGGTAAATTTTATGAACCTTTCTTATGTCTCTTTGGTGATAATTATTATCAAGGTAATATTGGTTTAGAATACCATGATCCAAATAATACTGTAGTTACTTATAAGGATTATGAAACTAGAGCAAGGAATTTACAACTTGCTACTATCCTAGAAGATGTGGTTATTGAAAAACCTCATGGTGTAGTAAACGGAAGATACTTCTGTGGATATATGATATTTGCTAAAGAAGCATTTGATAACTTAAGCAGTATTAAATTATCAAATAGAAATGAATATGAAATTACTCATCTTATAAACTCGATGGATAATTTAAAATTTGAAGAATTAAATATATGTTGGTATGATCTAACATATGAACAAGATAAACAGGTAATAGAAGACATTATTCAAAATTGTTAATATGAAAGAGAATGTAAAAAAGATTGGCTTTTTTAAATTAGGTAAAGCCATTAAGTTTAATGAAAACAGTTGGAGCGCAATCGGTGGAGATTGTGAACCTAAGCAATTAATTTGTTCAATTGCAAATAGAAATCCTAATATTGAATATTGGCTATTAAGCCCTAATGATTTAGGAAAGTTTAGAGCAAAACAAAAACCAAAAGTAAATTCTTTATTTGGCCCTCCGCAAACGGATGAACCTACTGTGCCTAATAATATTAAGGAATTTCACTCTACTATGAAAGAGAGAAAGTCTACTGATGAAACTGTTGAAATTATTCAGGGTTTAGATTTAGATTACATTTTCTTTTATACTGGGCCAACTAGTACTGTTAATATTCCAGAATATATTAACAAGAAAGATGGTACTGGTCAAGTTAAATCATTAGACTTCTTTAAGTACTATGCAGCCCCAATTATTAAAGCAATGAATGAATTGGAAAAGAAAGTTCCTATTGTTGGATTACTTGTAGATAACCGATATATTCTTGCATGTAAGGATTGGGGAATTAATAATAGACCTACTTATTATTTAGCACAAAATACATTTACCAAAGAAGAAGAATATTTTTGCAATCCTCCACTCCGAGATACTGCAAAGATAACATCAACCTATGAATATTCCGGTATTGAAACGGTATTTCTTTTAGATAAGAAAAGGTATAACACAGATGAATTGTTTAAAATGAAAAAGACAAATTCATTTATGATGCTACAAAATCAAGGTAAAGGGTCAGGTGGAATGGACCGATGGAATCCAGTAAAAGAGTATATTGTTGATCAAGATATTGAAACTGATATTTACGGAAAATGGGATGATGAGATTAAAGAAAAATATCCTATATGGTTTAAAGGTGAAACGAGAATTGAAACAATGACGGATGAACTCCTCGCTACTAAATATACATTCTGCGTTCCTATTAAAGAAGGTATGGTGACTTCTAAATATGCAGAAATGTTACACTATGGTATTATACCTTTCTTACACCCATCTTACGATACTGACTTTAATGTGTTCCCTGAAGGTCACTTCATTAGATGTAAATCACCAGAAGATTTAAAAAAGAAAATTGAATTCTTAAATGCAAACCCAGAGCATTATAAGAAATTATTCTATAATCTCCAAGAAAAATATCTTAAAGATTCTTATTATACAGGAGAGCATGTAGATAACAAAATCTGGGAAGCCTATGAACGAGTAACTAAAAAAGAAACAATAAATGTATAATTCAGAAACTAAAATCCTAGTGACCGGTGGAGCTGGGTTCGTTGGAACAAACTTTATCAACGATTTATTAAATAGAGGTCATAATCCCAAATGTATTGCTGTTGTAGATAATATGTCTAACGGTACTTATATTCCTAAAGTGCATGATCAAATTGAAAACTTTCATAAAGTTGATATTAGAAATCAATATGTAGAAACTATAATTGAGGAATTTAAACCTGATTATGTATATCACTTTGCCGGGTGGGTATCTATTTATGATTGTAACAATGACCCTTATGAAGCAGTTGATAATAATATTTTAGGAAGTATTAATGTAATGAATGGCTGTGTTAAAGCAGGAGTTAACAGAATAATCTTTAGCGAAACTTCGGCTGTTTATGAAAACTGTGAAATGGGTAAAGAAGGTTATAATGAAACACAATCTGATCCAACAACAGTATATTCTACAACCAAGGCATGTCTTGCGCTGTTAGCAGAATCTTATCATAGAACTAAAGGTTTAAACTATACTGCATTAAGATACTTTAATGTTGCAGGACCTTTACAAGATTATGAAAGAACAGTACCTCCTGTATTCGCTGGATTTATTTTAAGAATTATGGGTGGTCATAACCCAATCGTATTTGGGGATTATAAAAAATCTAGAGATTACGTTAATGTTGCTGATGTTAATGCATTCCACATTCTCTGCATGGAAAATGAAAATACTGCAAACCAAACATTTAATCTAGGCACAGGTAAAATGACTAACCTAATGGAATTAAAGGATATGATCGCAGATGAAATGGGTGTAAGCGGTATTCCTTTTGATCATTATGATGCAATCGCAGGCGAGGCAGTATATTCCTTTGGCGATGTATCTAAGGCAAAGTCAATGGGATGGGAACCTAAAAAAGATATCATAGATACAATTAAGGAAACTATTGTATATCTTAAGAATGAGGTGGAAGAAGGTAATATTGATCCTATAACTTTTATGGAAGATTTAGAAATTGAAAAAGTAAAAATTTAAAAAATGGGTAAATTAGGAAATTATAAAATAAGCGGTGAATATATTGATGACAATCCTTTGTATGAATTTGAATCTGATTATTGGGGTAATTGCTGTAATTCGATTGATGAAGAAATAAAACAATTTTTTTATGCAAAGTTAATGGGCATTACTAAATATTCACCATACTCTTTTTCTGTAAAAGGAAAGAAAATATTAGACATCGGCGGTGGTCCTGTTTCATTATTACTTAAATGCCATGATCATGGAGGATCTAAAGTTGTAGATCCTATTAAGTATCCGCAATGGACATTAGATCGCTATAAAGCTAATAATATTAAATATGATCAAAAACCAGGAGAAGAGGTTAACGAAAAAGAATATGATGAAGTTTGGATTTATAATTGTTTACAGCATGTAGTAGATCCTAAAAAAATAATCAATAATGCCAAGAAGGCTGCACCTGTAGTTAGAATATTTGAATGGATTGATATACCTGCACATAAAGGCCACCCACATGAACTTAAGGAAGATAAACTCAATGAGTGGTTGGAAGGAAAGGGCAACGTAGGTACTATTCACTATGATGAATATTCTTCGGTGTTTAACGGTAACTTACCTATAATAAAGAATAGGGATGAAGGTAGTGGTGCATGCTATTACGGTGTTTTTAACTATAACAAAAAATAGATTATGAGTAAAGAATTAAAATGGGGCACTATAATACCTCTTATTGGAGGTAGTGCTATAGGTTGTAAAAAATCTGCAGGTAATGAACCGGCATTTCATTTGAGTTATGATGCGTTTGCGGCAAATGAAAGTCATATTGAAAGATATTGGCCAGATGTGCCAATGTATAGGCTAGATCATGAAGAATTGGAAATACCTAATCAAACATTCGAAGGTGTTGATTACGTAAATTCAGTTTGTCCATGTGCAGGCTTATCACAATTAAATTCTGCAAAAGGTACTGCTGCATCTAGAGGATCTGGTGCTACTCAAAATCAATGGATGTACAATTCCTCAGAGTATATCCTAGAACACGTTAAGCCTAAAGTTCTTTGGGGTGAAAATGCCCCAGGTCTTTTTACTAAAATGGGAGAAGGTGTTGTTGATAGGTTAAAAGAAATAGGACAGAAATACGGATATAGCTTTTCTCTTATTAAAACAAATACTGAACTTCATGGAATTCCTCAAAGAAGAATGAGAACTTTTTACTTCTTTTGGAATACACCAACAGTTCCAATGTTAAACTGGAAATTTAGAGAAAAGAAAAAGCTTATTGATTACTTAAGTGAAATCCCTGAAGATGCTACACAACAAGATATGTTTATGGTAGAAGGAAAGGTTACTGATCACTTTAAGCCTTATGAATATGTTTTAGAAAAAGAAGGATTAACTCATGCTGAATTTGCTGCAAAATTTAAAAAAGGAACCATTGCACAATATTTAGAAAATAACGATCTGATTGATGACTGTATTAAATGGTTAGAAAAACATTATCCTAAAAGAGGTTTCTCAAATAAAAAATCTACAAAGACTTTTATTGATATGTTAGAGCACCAACAATATAAAACAAGTCAAGGGTTAGGTTACTGGGATGCATCCCCACATTTCTTCCATGATTCTTTTTCTGCTCTTATCGGTAGAAATATGTTTAATGGTGTTCATCCAATTGAAAACCGTTATTTAAATGTAAGAGAGATGATGCACTTAATGGGATTACCTCTAGACTTTGAAATTGAATCTTCTCGCCAAGTTAATCACATTGCACAAAATGTACCAGTTACAACTGCGATGGATATGGCCAATGAAGTTAAAAAATTCTGTGAAGGAAATGCTAAGATGACCAATTATACATTCCTAAAACAAGATAACACAAACCAAAAGGTTATAGCATCTGAAGAATTAGGTGCTAAACCAAAAAAGAAGTATAAAGTAAAAAGTATAATTTAATTATGAAAGATAAAGCTTTAGCCATAGGCGTATCCAGTCTAGAGTTTACGAATATCTTATGTAGTTATTATCCTAAGGGGATAAAGGAAAAGTTTGATATTTACCTATTTGTGGATAATACTAAAATAGATTTAGATAAACTTACCGGTATTTTTGAAGAGCATGATTTAGATATATTTAAAAATGCTCAAATTATTATTCTTAATGATCTTTATGATTACTATATTAAGAAACATGGTTATGAAGGTAAGTCAAAAGAATTCTTATTGAGCCATGGGTGTTTATTTAAAATCTTAATGCCTATATACTTAAAAGAAAAATTTGGAGTAAAGAGAACATTAGTATCTGATGACGATGTATTTATTTTAAATGACTTAAGTTACATGTGGGATGAGTACGAAGAATTCGGTATTAAAAAAGAAAACTTATTTTATATTAGAAATAAAGATAAGTATGATGTAATGGATGCATTTAATGAAATCTTTGAAACTGATTTTACATTAGAACAAATGAATGCTCTTTCCATTAATGCAGGTAATATCATATATGGTGATGATCCTAAGTTAGAATATTACTTTGAGAGATTTATGAAGCACCCATTCATTCATCATCAGTATTTTAATTTTACAGGATATACAAGCTGGACTGTAGAGCAAAGATTCCATCATTTTAACATTCACAGGTATTTAGCTGAAGGTAGAAAGGTTAAATTTACTGAAAGTAAAGACTTGAGGTTAATGCAAAATAGAGATAAGATGATGAAGGCAGGTACACCACCAGATAAGTATCTTAAAGTAGTAGTTCCATCAATTATCCATTATGCAATAGGTGTAAAAAAGCCTCTATGGTTAAACGATTTTTTACCAGGCTTAGAATGGAGGTATGGTTTTAAGTATGAGGCTAAGTATGAACTTAAGGATATCCTTTATGATAAAAATTGGACTCCTCCTTCATTTAAAAGCATACAGAAAAATGGTTTTATTTTAAAGAAAGAATTAAAAACTAAGTCTGTATTCTAGCTTAAACTAAGTAACAATAATCAATATAATAATAAACAAATAAATTTTTAAATGGAAACAACTATTAACAAAATTGACGGTTATGAATTAAGTTCATTCGTTCGCAAATTACTCCCAATTGACAAATTCATCTTTATGAAAATCGCAAAAGAAGGTACGGTATCTTCTGTGTATTTTCCTGAGAGAGATGCCGTAAAATTGGTTAACACACCAACCTCTGATATTTTTGATGCTGATATTAAAGAACCAGTAAAGGTTAGTTTTTATAACGGTACTAAAGTTATTGATGCATTAAGTCATTTTAATGGTGATGTAAAAGGTAGAATTAAGTATACTGAATACGATGGTGAATTAATGGCAAGTGATTTTATTTTAGAAAATGAAGATCTTCAGATTAATTTGGCATGTACAGATCCATCATTATCATTTATGGAAATGAGTAAAGAAGAAACAGATAGAGCATTTGGTGTTGATTCTAAAATGTTTGATTTTGATTTACTTACTACCCATGTAGATAAAATGAAATCATTATTTAACCTTGATAAAGATGAAGATATTTTTACTCTTTACATTGGTGAAAAGGGGATTAACATTAAAGGTACTTCTTATGATGCTACACTCTGTCACTCTTATGATTCAAATGTTGAAAAAGGTGCAAAGGTAGTAATTTATAAAAAATACATTAACCTTTTGGATAAAGAAAATTACAAGGTAAGTGTATGTGAAAATAAAGTGGTTTTTAAATCATTAGATACAAACACTCACCTTACTGTGGCTGTTGCCATTACTGACGAGGATTAATAATACCTCCAATATAATAAAGGGCATCATAATCGGTGCCCTTTAAACCTTTTTAACCATACCGTATAAAAAATAAAAATGACTGAGGAATTACAGAACATAAAAGAAGAAGCATCAAAGTACTATAATTATGAACAAGCTGTTAAGTTAATGCTTAACTCTATTTACGGTGCATTTGGTAATCCTTATTTTTATTTCTTTAATGTTGATATAGCAGAAACAATTACTCTTCAAGGTAAAGATGCAATTTTATATACTGAACAATTAGTTAACAAATATTTTAAAGAATTTTGGCATAAGGATTTACCAGCTCATGCTGCGATGGGTATTACCGTAACTGGTAAAATTGAAAAACCTGTAGGTATTTATATTGATACGGATTCGGTGTATGTTAAATTTGATGAAATAATTCAAAAATCAGAAGGCTGGGAAGGGGATGAAAAGGAATTTATACTTAAGCTTTATAAAGTAAGACTTAATGATTATATTGAAAAGATCCTTCAAAAATATGCTGATGATAATAATGCAGAAAATTTCTTATCGTTTGAATTAGAAAGTATTGCTAAAAATGCAATATGGCTAGCCAAGAAAAAGTATATGCAAAATATTGTTTGGAAGGATCCAGATATTCACTATGATGATCTTTCTAAAATCAGTTCAAAAGGCTTTGAAATTATCCAGTCATCTACTCCAATTTTTGCTAGAGAAAAACTTAAAGAACTTTTAACATATATCTTTTCTGTAACTGAATTGGATATGGGTAAGTTCGCTGCTTTGCTTAAAGATATTAAAAGGCAGTTTAGATTAGCCAATGTAGATCAAATAAGTTTTTCACGAAAGGTAAATAATTATCAAAAATATATTGTAAGTGATTATGATACATTTGAAATTGCATCTAAGTGCCCAATCGGTGTAAGATCTGCAGGATATCATAATTATCTATTAAATAATTCAGGTCTTAAAGGTAAATATCAACCTTTAGGAAACGGTGAAAAATGTAAAATGTATTTTTCTGAAGATAAATCATGTGATGTATTCGCATATGCACCGGGTGACTATCCATATGAATTTGCGCCTAAAATAGATTATGATAGACAATTTGAAAAAACAATCCTAGATCCAATAAATAGGGTTGTTACTGCTATGGGCTTTAAATCATTTAATAGAAATTTGATTTATACAACAAGCCTATTTTAAAAAAAAATTAAGAAATGAAAAATCAAAAATTTAGAATCCATGTATTAGGTTTACCGCATACAATTACAAATGAAGATTTCGTAGCATGCGCATATACACAAAAAGCCCTCAAGTTCTGCAAAATGATGGCAGGCAGAGGGCATATTATTTATCATTATGGCCATGAGGACTCAAACACGATGGCGAATGAAGATGTAACTGTGATTACTAATAAAGTGTGGACTGAGGTTTACGGTACTCATGATTATAAAAGTAAATGGTTTAAATATGATATGAATGATAAGGCGTATCAAACCTTTTACAGAAACGCTATTAATGAAATAGAGAAAAGAAAGCAACCTAATGATATTATTTTACCTTTTTGGGGTGCAGGTGTAAAGCCTATTTGCGATGCACATAGTGATTTATTAATTATTGAACCTGGTATAGGTTATGCAGGTGGCCATTGGGCTCCTTATAAAATATTTGAATCATATGCAATATATCATGCATACTGTGGATTGAAAAATGTTGGATCATGCGCACAAGGTAATTATGATATAGTTATTCCTAATTATTTTGATTTGGATCAATTTGAATATAAAGAAGATAAAGAAGATTATTTTCTTTTCTTAGGTAGAGTTTATACAGGTAAAGGTATACATATAGCAGAACAGGTATGTAAAGCTGCTGGTGTTAAATTAAAGGTTGCTGGTCAACTTGATCCTTCGTATGAAGATTATGAATGGCCAGATCATATAGAATTTGTAGGTTATGCAGGGGTTGAAGAAAGAAAAGAATTAATGAAAAATGCAAAAGGGTCATTTCTTGCATCTCAATATTTAGAACCGTTTGGTGGAGTTCAGGTTGAAAATTTATTAGCAGGGACTCCTACTATTTCTTCTGACTGGGGAGCTTTTACTGAAAATAATATTGAAGGAGTAACTGGTTATAGATGTAGGACCTTTGAAGATTATGTAAGAGCCGTTAAAAATATACAAGATGGTAAAATTAAATCTGAAGATTGTAGAAAGCATGGTGAAAGATTTTCATTAGAGGCGATCGCCCCAATGTACGAAGATTTTTTTAGAAAAGTTACCGACGTATCTTCAGGTAGAGGGTGGTATGAAATTTGGGATGAATCATTATACACAGAAGATTACTTAAAAGAATTTAACGGATGATGAAGATTTTATATTTTGGGGATTGTACAAATGGTGCCATGGGTATAATTCATCGTGACATTAAATCCATTATTGATGAAAAGTATTCCAATATTTACTTTGAATTAATTGATTGGGCTGAGCCGAGTAATTATGTAAAATTATTTAACCAAAAAGAATGGAAGAATTGGGATCTTATAATTATAGATCCTTATCTGGCCTCAATATTGGATAGAGGTTGGCTGTTTAAAGATTTGCCTATAGAAGAACAGATAGAACTTAAAGATAAATTTATTCCTGTATATCACCATGAAGTAGATGTACCAGCAGATCATTTTAATCATGGGTGGTATGAAGGATGGTTTACAACACCTGTTTGTAGCATTAATCCTTATATTGTTAATCAGATAAAACAAAGAGGCGTAGAAAGTACATTACTACCAATAGGCGTTAACTTAAAAAGATTTTCTCCATTTAAGCAAATTAATAAAATAGAAAGATTAGGTTTTGTTGGTAATAACCCAAAGGAGGATTGGAAATCTATAAAAAGACCTAAAATGTTTCATGAAATATGCAAAAAGGCTAATCTTACACCAGTCACATTAAGTGGTAGAAAAAACGGTAAGGATATGTATCATGATGTTGATGCTATTATATGTACATCTACCGCAGAAGGATTACCTACATATTTTGCTGAGGCAGTTGCATGTAAAATTCCTTTTATATCAACTGATGTAGGTATAGTAAGATATCATAAATCTGTTAAGAAATTTAAAACAATAGAAGAGGCTGTTGAAATTATTAATGAGTTAAATAAATCACCTAGAATTCTTAATGAATATTCTACCCAAATACATAATGAAATGTTCCCTGATAGAAGCTGGGAAAACATTTTAGAAAAATATTGGATACCTCATTTTAAAAAAATGATTAATCATGGGAAATAACTTTACATGGTAAACAAATCATATATTTTCTATATAATAATAAAATAAAAACAAATATGGCAAAAGAATTTTCATTCGCAGATTTAAACAAAGAAATGTCAAAACACTCTACATACGGAGAGACATTAGATAAATCTACAATTTCAGAAATAGATCATTATATACCAACCGGAAATTGGCATCTTAATGCATGTTTAACAGGTTCTCTTTTTGGTGGTTACCCTAATAATAGGGCAGTTGCTTTAGCAGGGCCTTCAGGGACTGGTAAAACCTATCTAATTTTAAATGCAATAAAACAGGCACAATTGCAAGGTTATAGTATTGTATTTTATGATTCTGAAAATGCAGTAGATAAAACATTAGTAGAAAAATTTGGAATCGATCCAACAAAGTTTAGATATGAGCCATGTAATACTGTTCAGGAATTTAGAACTTCGGTAACTGCAATTACTGATGTATTAATTGAACAAAAGAAAAAAGGAATTGCTTTACCTAAAATTATGGTAGTGTTAGATTCTGCAGGTAACTTGGCAACTCAAAAAGAAATTGATGATGCTAAAACAGGTAGCAGTAAGGCAGATATGACAAGAGCCAAACTTCTTAAATCTACCTTCCGAATTATTATGACCCAATTTGGAATTTGTAAAATACCTTTCTTATTTACAAATCATACTTACCAAACACAGGATTTGTTTTCAAGGCAAGTAGGAGGTGGTGGTACTGGGCCTGAGTATGCTGCATCTATTATCTTATTTTTAGGTAAAGCAAAACTTAAAGAAGGTATAGAACAAACCGGAATCATTGTAACTGCAAAACCTAATAAAAACAGATTTGCAAAACCTACTAATATTAAATTCCATATTTCCTTTAATAAAGGTATGAATCCTTATATTGGATTAGAGGAGTATATCAGTTGGGACACGTGTGGTGTTGAAAGAGGAAGATTTATTAATGCAAATGCTTATAATAAATTAACCGATCCAGGCAAAGCTGAGTGTAGAGAACATACATATGAAAAAGATGGTAAAGAAGTTACTATTTATTTTCAACCGGCTGCAACTGCTAGAAAGATTTGTGTTAAGCACCTTAATGATACTGTTGAACTTAATCAATTATTTACACCTGAGGTTCTAACCGAAGATGTCTTAAAATTACTGGAACCTATAGTAGCCGCTAAATTTAAATATGGCGAAGAAATAGATGTAGAAGATTTAACCGAAATGTTAGAAGCTGATGTTGAAGAAAAGTCTTAATACCGCAAAACTTAAAGTAAAGCACGTATTAGGAAATCATACAACACTACCAAACTATCCAGATGCTGAGGATATCATATATGAACTAATACGTGATTACTGTGGTAAAGTAGCAAAGGAGATTAAATTCACTAACATCTCTTTACAAAAGAAGTATAGTCTTTCCGATGAAAAGGTTAATTCTATACTTATGCAACTTAGAAATGATAAAATTATTAAAGTATCATTATCTAATTCTGCATATACTACATATGAGGTAGTAGTAAATCCTTATGAATAAACTAAATATAGTTTTTGCTATATAAAAATAAACAAAGATGAATTCCAGTACAGATCACGAAAAAATATTTTTTAATTACTTTCTCAAAAAGCCACATTATTTAAAAAGTACTGGTCCAGGCTTCTTCTCCAATAATGATTTAGATCATATAGCAAAATTATCAAAAAAGTTTTATGTTGATTTTGGCGAAAGTCCTTCAAGAGAACAAATGAAGGCTTTAATAAAAGATGATCCAAATGAAATACCAGATGATATTGTATCTAGCATATATGATATTAATATTAATGAATATGATCAGGATTGGTTAAAGAGAACCGGTGAATCCTGGGTTAAGTGGAAACATTTTGATAAACAGTTAGTAAGAACTATTGAATATGTTAAGACACAAGATGTATCACCTGAAAATGTTGAAGATGTTGTAACTCGTGCAATCGGTATGATCTCTACTGATGGTTCTTTAAATTTTGATACTGATGTAGGTTTAGACTTCTTTAACCCTGAGGATCATATCCAAAGAACTTCTAAAAAAATTGAAACGGGATGGACATTCGTTGATAATGTTTCAGGTGGTGGTTATGATACTAAATCTCTTATCGTTTATGCAGGTGAACAGAACATTGGTAAATCTATTTGGTTGGCAAATGATGCTGCTAATTTTGTTAGGATGGGTCATAATGTAGTTTTCATATCGGCAGAAATGTCGGCACAAAAGGTAATAAAAAGAATAGGATCAAATCTATTAGGTATACCAATGCCGCAATATGATGAAAAGACCGGTAATAGAGATTATATGAAAAGACGCCTTGAAAAAATATCTCGAGGTTTATTACCACCAGGTAAACTTTTTGTAAAAGAAATGCCAACATCACAAGGTACAGTTTTAGATATAGAAGCTTACCTGAAAGATTTAGAAGAAGCACAAGATCATAAAGTAAATGTATTAGTTGTTGATTATATTAACATTCTTGCAAATTATAGAAATCCTAATACAGAAAATACTTATATGAAAATTAAACAAATTGCTGAGGATCTTCGTGCCTTAGCAGTTAAGAGAGATATGTTGGTTATTTCTGCAACTCAAATTAATAGAGGTGCATGGGATGCCACTGAAGTAAGAATGGAAAACATTGCAGAATCTGCAGGTCTTGCGCATACAGCAGATGTTATGTATGCTCTTATCCAAGATTCTATGATGCATGCAAATCGTGAGTATTGGTTAAAGGTACTTAAAATTAGAGATGGTCAAGGTAAAGGTACCAGATGTAGGTTCAATATTGATTATGAGCATATGAGGTTAACTGAAACTGATGATATAAATTAAAATAAAAATATGTGGGGTAAAAAGAAAAAACCAAAATTAGATGAGAATGGCAAACCTATTCAGAAGTCTTTAGCAGATAAAGATAAAATTTTTAACAACACTTATGGTGATCAAGACGTAACTGAAAATAAAGTAAACTTTACCGTTGCTGCTACTTATGGCGATAGTATGGATCCTGATGATAAAATGCACTATGAATTGCTAATCAAAAAGATTGATAAAATCATTAAGGGTAGTGAATATGAACATTTAAATGAAGCAACACCAGAAGGGGTTATTAAAAAATTAAATAAAGTACAAATCAATCGTGTATACTCTCACATTATAGAAAAGATAGGTGATGGTTATACTAGAGTAGATTTATTTAGTGTTATATCAGATTACTTTGATGTATTCCCTAATAAATTTTATAACTCACTTTCAAATAAATTTAAGGATGAGCTTATTAAAGAATTAGATGATAAGTATAATATCCTAGAGAAAAGAAAAATCAGAAAATTATTTTAACATGGCAAGAGTTTGGATGGTTAGTGATTCACACCTAGGGTGTAGATCAAATTCTGTTTTATGGCTTAACATTATTGAAGATTACTTTTTTAACTTTTTTATACCTTTAGTTAAAAAGGAATACAAAGAAGGTGATGTTCTTTATCATTTAGGTGATGTATTTGATAATAGACAAAGCGTTAATTTAGCTGCACAAGATTTGGCAATCAGAGTATTTGAAGAATTAGGAAAGATATTTCCAGATGTACATATTATTGTAGGTAATCATGATATAATGAGAAAGAACTCAAATGAAATTGCATCTGTTGATTGTTTAAAATATATTCCTAATGTTACCGTTCATAAAGAGCCTAAGATTTTACAATACGGAGAAACTAAATGTTTATTGATGCCTTGGAGAAGAGATCATAAACATGAAAAGGAAACATTAGATTCAATAAAAGAAAAAATAGATTATATGTTTTGTCATACTGAAACCAGAGGAGTTCAGACTAGCCCGAGTACAAAACACTTACATGAAGGCGGTAATGAAGTAGGTATCTTTAAAAGATTTAAAAGGGTATACTCTGGTCATATTCACTATAGGCAAGATAAACAGAATTTTGTTTTAGTAGGTAATCCTTATCAAATGACCAGATCTGATAGAGGTAATCAAAAAGGTATATACTTATTAGATTTAGAAACCGGAAAGCATCAATTCTTTATGAATAAAAGGAGTCCAGAATTTATAAGGTATTATATTAATGATATCTTAGAGATGCGTATGGAGGATATAAAGAATGAAATTAAGGATAATTTTGTGGATGTTTTTATACCTTCAAATGTATTAGGAAAGTATAACATTAATATGTTTATGGATTATCTTGACGGTGTTGCCAGAAAATTAGAGCCAAGAATTTATGATGAGGAAAATCCTTATGATAGAGAAGATGGTGAAATGTCTGATTTTAACGGGGAACTTAACCTAATGAATATTGCTGCTGAATATATTAATTCTTTAGAATATGAAGAAGACTTAAAGGACAGATTAAAGACATCTGTACAAGAACTATATAAAAGAACATTATCACCTAACTATGAAGATTAAAAAGGTAGAATTTAAAAACTTTGCAAGTTACGGAAACCGAACACAGGTAATAGAATTTGATAAAGATAAAAGTGATCTTTATTTAGTTCTTGGTGGAAACGGCGCAGGTAAGAGTACGCTTGCTAAAGTAATTACATATTTATGTTATGGTAAAGTTGAAGGGTCTACATTAAAAGATTTACCTAACAGAGTAAACGGGGCTCTTTGGGGTAGAATAGAATTAGAATCTAAAAATAATACTGTTGAAATAGAAAGAGGAATTAATCCAGGTATTTTTAATGTGAAAATAAATGGATCTGAATATGATGTTGCAGGTAAAGTAAATCTTCAGGATTTTTTGGAAACTGAAATTTATGAAATACCATATCACGTATTTAAGAATGTAATTATTTTATCTGTAAATGATTTTAAGTCTTTTATAACAATGTCGCCGTATGACAAGAAAAGAATCATTGATAAAATATTTGGTTTCTCTATTATTAATGAAATGGCAGAAGCTGTTAAAGAAAAACGGAGATCAATTATTGAGGAAATTAGAACATATGAAGATGAGATCCGTACCCTTAATGAATCTATAGAATCGGTTATTGAAAAAATTCAACAATTTGAAAAGGTAAGTAAATCTAAAGATGCTGAAAAGATTAAATTACTTAAAGAGAAATTAGTAGAATTAAATGGAAATAGAAAAAAGCTAAAAGACCTAACAGCAGCAACAAAAATAAATCTTGAAAAATTAGATGAGGACTCTAGAAAAAAGAATAACCAAAGATCTTCTTTAAATAATAAAATCAATACAGTTAAGAAGGAGCTGAAGCTTTATGAAAACAATGCATGCCCTACATGTACAGCTCCTCTTAACTCTGATTTTCATTTAGATATTAAAAAGGAAAAGGAAGAAAAATTAGATTCTTTATTTACTGAATGGAATCAAATAAAAACAGATGCTGAAAAGGCTGAAGCCGATTTAACAGACTTAAGACAAAAAGGTAGAAAGATTCATGTTAAGGTTGGTCAATTAGAAACTCAAATGGAAGCCATTAAAGATAAGTTAATTGAAATGGCAGACAAGGATGAGTCTGAATCGTCAACTCACCTTAAGCAATTAGTAAAAGACTTTAAAGTTCGTAAAGATGATAAAACTACCGGCAAGCTTAAAAGTGAAGGTGAGGATTATTATTTAACTATCCTAGAAAATATAATGGGAGAAAACGGTATTAAGAATTTGGCAGTAAGATCTATACTTCCTTCTTTTAATAATCATATTCTTCTAATGGGAAGAGAAATGGGTATACCTTTTGGTATTAGGTTTAATGAAAAGTTTTATTGTTCTCTTCATCATTTAGGAACCGAGATCAGCCCTAAGACATTAAGCACAGGGGAAAAGAAAAAGGTTGATTTTGTAATTATTATGGCTTTAATGAAAATGATTAAAGTAAGGTTCCCTTCTCTTAATATTTTATTCTTGGATGAAATCTTCTCTTCTATTGACTCTGATGGTGTTCACCATATAATTAATATACTTCATAATACTATTCAAGATATAGGCCTCAATACCTTTGTTATCAACCATACAGTTTTACCAAGCGAATATTTTGATAAAAAGATTGAAATAACTAAAGATGGTGGCTTCAGTGAATTTAACATTGAATCTATTGGATAAATAGAATATAAATAAAGACTAATGAATGTCAGCTTATAATCAAGAATTTAATAAAGATAATACTATTCTCCGATACTTAGTAGTAGGTATGCTTGCTGAGTTAAGTAAAAAGGTTTATTATTATAACCAAGTAGATGAAGATACTCTTAAAAAGATTGAAGTACCTTTCTTCTATTCCATATCCGGTAACGAAAGATTTCTTTTAGATAATTTTATGTTTGACGCCGAAAAGGCAGGTAAGGCAATAGGTGATTATGAAGTAGTACCTCGTGGTATTATTCAGATGAATTCAATGTCTATTAATTCAGATGAGCAAACAAATAAATTTACAAGAGCCGAGTTTGTTAGAGAATGGGACGGTGTACTAAAGACGTTTTCTTTAATGACAAACTTTTTACCTGTTACCGTAGGTTTTGGTGTAACTATAATATGTTCTAATAATTTAGAAATGTTAAAGGTTACTGAAGCCATTATGAGTAAATTATATAAAGGTACTTTATTTAATGTTGATTTAGGAATGTTTAGGGTTAATGCATCAATGTCAGTACCTGAAGATTATTCACAAGACAGATTGTTTGAATGGGGATTAAATGATAAAAAAGAATTTCAAGTTACTTTTGATATGGAGTTAAGATCATTTATGCCAGTATTTGAAAGCGGTATTCTTTTACCGGAAATAGATTATATAACACAGGAAGCTATTAAACTTAATCCTGATGCTGTTGGTGTTGGTCAGTTAAGATGCGATGATAATGGTAATATGGGAATTTATTTTGGTGGAGTATTCCAAACCTTTAAATTTACCGATACTGATTTAAAGGTTGCTCCTTTTGAAAGCTTATTAAGTAACCAAGGATATAATACTACTACAAATAAAGAAGTAGGCGGCCCTTATGATGAAAGAGAGATAGATACCTCATTACCACCAACAGAAACAGATGCCAGTAAGGTTTATAGAAATGCTAATGGTGATGAAGGATAATTAACTCTAAGATCTTAGAATATATAAAACAAATCAAATTCTATAATATGGAAAAAGTTATTAAAGAAGGTCAAACACAGGTTTACGTGGACGGTGCAATTGAGCGCCAAGCTGGTGTAAATACTGATGCCCCTTATCTTAATACCCCTAATCAACAATTAATTGACATTGTTGGTGTTTTGTTTAACCAGAGTGGAAAAACAAAACTTGATGGTAAGAATGGTAAGGTTGTTGAAAGTGGTCCAATGACAGACTCACAGGTGCTTGCAATTCTTGTAGGTATGGGTATACCTCAACAATTAGGTATGAGCGCAATTAATGCCTTCAAAGGAAATCAAATCACAGAAAATAATAATAAACAAAAAAATCATAACAAAATGAAATTTACAATTGCTGAACTGCACGAAAATGTTATGAAGAGCATTACGGCCTTAAAAGAGATGGATTCGGATAAATCGAGAGTTTCTTATACTGCTAAGAATGCCCTTAACATTTTAGAAGAATCTCTAAAGGCATTTCCTATGAGATTTAAAAACGAAGAAACTGAAGTAATCAGTGAAGAAATAGAAAACAGTGTTAACCCTATGCTTAAGTTTAACATTGCTAAAAATCTTCATAGAGATTTATCTTCTTCTGATTGGTTAAATCCAATTAAAGAATTAAGATCTTATATTGAAGGATCTTACCAAGACTCTAAATGGTCTTTCAGAATATCTGAAGCTATTACAAGAACACAGTCACAAAGAGGTAAAATGTATGAAGGATTAGTAAATGATTTAGAAACCTTATTAACAGAATCTTCTGATAATATTAAATCTAAATTTTCTGCTATTGCTGCTAAGAATTCATGGTCATTAGATTGTAAAGCAATTTTAAATGAAATGAAAGCTGAAGATAATAAAGCTACTGCAAATGGAGGTGGAACTATTTCTACAATCCTTTCACCAGTTTTAGAATCAGAAAACGGATTAACATTCCACTTACATGGAAAGAATTATAACTTTGATGGAAAAACAATTACTGAAACTGAAGTTAAAGATTCTAGATTCTTTGATGTATTGGAAGGTTTAGGAATGTTTAAAAACATGAACGGTACATTAGTTACATTTGGAGAAGGAAATAATAAAACCTTAGAATACAACTTAACTGAAGGTACTATTAAATTAGGAGAGACTGATTTATCAAATGCAAGCATAATCGAATTAAAAGAATCTTTAATGGCTCTTAACTTTTTTGGTTATAGAAATCAATGGAAAATTGATAATGTATGTAGATTCTTTGAATCTGCTGATCTTCTTGCTGAAATGGATAATTTTACAAACATTACTTCAACTGAATTTACAAATTTATTTTTAACTATGATTGGTGTTCAAGAAGGAATTTATGTAAATAAAGTTAATTCTGCAATGCACTTAAATGAAATGGTATTTGTACCTTCTGCAACTGAAGCTGTTAAATTAGTAAAAGAATTTATTAATTATGATGCTAGCCCAATTCTTTCAGAAAGATTGATTTCTGAAAATGATGAAGTCGCTAAAGTTGAAAAAGAAAGATCTGATATCTCTGATAAAATTTCATTCTTAGAAGAAAAGAAAGCTAAAGTTAAAGAAGCTATTAATAAGCTTGGTGAAACTGAAGAACTTACTGAGGCTATGAATTTATTAGAAGAGGAAATTTCTAAGTTTGAAAAATCTTTACAAGAAACATATGATAAAGTTGTATTAGGTGGTAATAAAGGCGATAAGTCTAAAACTCACGACGGCGAAGATTATGAAGATGAGGATGAAAAGAAGGAAGAGGCAGTAACAGAAAAAAAAAGTCGTAACGATTATTTAAACGACGGTTTTGTTGAAGCTGAAATTAATAAAAACGGTAATGGTCTTAGAAAAGGCCAAGAAGTTATGGTAAGTGCTGAAGATTATACTTCTTTAGGAGATGACGATTCTTTAGAATGTATCAATCCTAAAACTGGAAAATCTACAATCTGTCCAAAAGGTCAACTGAATGTTAAGATTTAATAACCCTCTATAATATAAAAGAGCCGGTAGTAATAATAAACTATCGGCTTTTTTTGTATATAATAATAAATAAACATTTATGAAATGGCAAGAAAAAGAAATTACTTAAATAATAGAGATCTCCTGGAGCAGATTATTATATCTAAAGAACAGGATGAACTTACACCAAAGGCATTAGAATTTCTAATGTTACTAGCAGATAAATGTTCTAGAAAATTATCATACGCAAATCCTGATGATAGACAAGATTGTATAGCATCTGCTTATATGGATTTATTTAAATATTGGAGAAATTTTAATCCTGAGAAAAGTACTAATGCATTTGCTTATTTTACTGAAATAGCTAAAAGAGGATTTGCAAAAGGTTGGAATAAGCTTCACCCTAGAAAATATGCCGGCACTGTTTCAATTAACGGTAGTGCTGATAGTGACGGTATTTATACAATATAATATTACATGGGGATTAAAAAGGTAAAACCTACTTCTAAGTCTGGATTTAAGCAAGGGTATTATAATCCTATTAATCCACAAAAATACATTGGGGAGCACCCAATCATATATAGAAGTAGTTGGGAAAGAAAGTTTTGTCATTGGTGTGATCATAATGAAGAAGTAATAAAATGGGCATCTGAACCTTTCTCGGTAAAATACTTTAATATGCTAGACAAAAAGTTTCATAATTATTATCCAGATTTTTATATGAAAATGAATAAAGATGGTATAATGGAAGAATTTGTAGTAGAGATAAAACCTAAAGCACAATTACAAAAACCTAAAGCACCAAAAAGAAAAACAGCAAAGGCATTAAAAAACTTTCAACATGGATATGAAACATATGTAAGAAACCTTTGTAAAACTGAAGCATTAAATAAAATGGCGAAGTTAAGAAACTTTAAAGTAATGCTTTTAACCGAAGATTCAAAATTATTCTAATGGCAATAGTAGGATCATTTCAAGAAGACTTAGATATTTACCTTGCAGAAAATAAAGGTAGGGGCGGTGCATCTAAACAATCAGACAAAGACCTAAGCGGTATCGGAAGTACTGCTAAGGGAGAATTAGAAAATGGTAAAATGTATTCATTTGAATATTTTACACCTGATGAAACTTTTTATGATACTTATCCTATAGTTTTAGGATTAGGGAAAAGTATAGATAATCATCAGCTAGGATTAAATTTACATTATATTCCTTATGAAACTAGAATACCTTTTCTCTCTGATATAGTAAGATCATTTAAAAATGTTATAACTACTTCAGTAAATAAGGCACCAGGTAATCCTGCTGCACAATCAAGATTAAGTGAATTTACTTATGAAAATTTAAAAAAGTCATTAGGAAGAAAGTATAATATAACCTATGCTATTAGACAGTATAGAATGGATAGAATTAAAAAACCAAGAATGTTAGGATATGAAGATTGGTATATAGGTGCAGTTAACAATCAAAATCATTTCTTTGGTGGAAATATAAACGAGGCACAAGCATTATATTACAAGAATATATAAACAATAAAAGATAAAACAATATGGCAGGTTTTACTGATAGAAGAGGACCATTAAGTACAGGTAATCCGGTTAGAAAAATTTTAAAGGATCTTTCTAATTTAGGCATGGCATACGATGATATGATTATTCGTAATTCCCGTGCAGTTGGTTTTACTGAAAATCAAATGGGTTATACCTTTAATCCAATGGGTTCAGATGCAGATGATATGTATAGCGCATTTGCTGCACTTTCATTAACTGATACTACACTTAAGAAAAATATTTCTATTTTTGATAGAGATTATGAAAGAAAGAGAGATGAGCTTAGACAATATGCAGTACAAGATGAAATAGAAGATATCCTAGATGTTATAACGGATGAAGCAATTGTATTTGATGAATCTAATTACATGGCATATTCTCATTTCAATGGTCATATTGCTGCTTCTATAGAAGATGAAATTGGAGATGTATATAATAACCTTTATAATTACTTTGGATTTAATGATTCGGTACAGCCGTGGAATTATTTTAGAAAATGGTTAGTAGATGGCTTTCTTGCTTTTGAAATAGTATATAATGATAAACAGACGGAGATTATTGGGTTTAAAGAATTGGACCCTATTTCCTTAATGCCAGGTATTGATACTGATACTGGAAAGAAGCAATGGGTTCAATATAAAGGACAGGGTGCAAAGGAAAGAAAATTATGGGATTCTCAAATTATATACCTTTCATATTCTCAAGTGAATTCACCAATGAGAATATCTTATGTTGAGAGATTAATAAGATCATTTAACCTTTTAAGAATTATGGAAACTACCAGAATCATTTGGGCTGTTTCTAATGCTTCATTTAAAACTCAGTTTATTATACCAGTTGGTGGTAAATCTAAAACAAGAGCAAAGCAATCTCTCGCACAGTTAATGAATTCATATAGAGAGGTTGTAGATTTTAATCAAGAGAGCGGTGAAATTGTAACTAACGGAAAACCAATGATGCCATTCAATAAAGAATATTGGTTACCTTCAAAGGACGGCAAAAGTCCTGAGATTAGTACAATTGGAGGTGATGGTCCTGATTTAGGAGATACTGAATCTCTTAAGTATTTTGCTGATAGATTAAAAATGGCTTCAAAAATTCCTTTCTCAAGATTTGATAAAGAAGGTGGTAATACATATGATATGGATGCTAGTGGTATGTTAAGAGATGAAATTAAATTTTCTAAATTTGTTGATCGCTTAAGATCTATATTCCAGGAAATATTGGTAAAACCAATGTATCTTCAAATGTGTCTTAATCATCCTGAATTAAAAAATGATGTATCATTTAAATCTGGTTTAGGGCTTAATTTTGTTAAAGATAATGTTTTTGAGGAGATGAAAGAAATGGAGTTACAAACAAAAAGAGTTGATTTTATTGGTAACCTAAAAACTCAATTAAGTACTATGACAGCAGAAATGGAGGAAATTCCATACTTCGATTTAGGATTCTTAGTTAAGAGATATGGTGGGTTTACGAGAGATGACCTTAAGGCAAATGCAAGAGCCAAAGAAAGAGCTGATTTAGAGAAAGAAGGATATAAAGAAGAAGATATTGAAAAGATCCTTTTAGGTGCCGATAAGGCCGATTTTAAACCGGAGAAGAAAGAAGGGGCTGCCGATGAAGATCCATTAGCAGGACTTGGATAAAAACTCCACAAAGATTGTAATATATAAATCAAATAACTAGTAGAAAATGTCAGGAAAAAAATTATTGATTCTTGAAAGAGCAAAATCAAATTTAGATATAACCACCGCTGATGATGGTTCAGTTGTATTAGAAGGTGTGTTTACGGAATTTGGTGTTCGTAACAAGAATAACAGGATATATGAGGAAAAAGAAGTAATGCCTCATATTAATGAATTACAAGAAAAAGTTAAAACCAATAAACTATTAGGTGAACTTGATCACCCTAAAGATTTTGATGTTAGTTTGGCTAACGTCTCTCACGTTGTTGAATCTTTAGATTATGATAAAGATAAAAAACAAGTTATTGGTAAAATCAGATTATTAAATACATCTAAAGGTAAAGAAGCACAAGCTCTTATCAAAGATGGCATCCCTTTACATATTTCAAGTAGAGCTGCTGGTACAGTAGATGAAAGTGGAAAGGTTAAAATTAAAAAGTTTTTTACTTATGACTTGGTTGCAGATCCTGGCTTTGAGAATGCTGAGTTATCAAGAGTAAATGAATCTTTTGGTTTTAGTAATGATGATACATTATTAATATATGAAATGGAAGAAACTGAAAATAACGATAATAAAAAAGATCTAACGATGGAAAATAATAATTTTGTAACTGTTGAAGATTTTCAAAAGTATACTGAATATGTATCTGGAGTTCTAAGTAATGTTAAAGAATCTACTAATTCTAATAATGATGAGGTAATGGAAAAACTTATTAAGTACACTGAGCATATTGCAGAGAAAGTAAATCAGGTTACTGATTATGCTGAATACTTATCAGAAAATCTTGATAAAAATATTTCATACTCTGACTATTTGGCAGAGAATGTAAATTCAATTAAAGACTATGCGTCTTACTTAGCTGAAGAGCTTGACGGAAGTATTCAATATGCTGAGCATGTAGCTGAAATGGCTGACAAAGGAATTCAATATTCTAACTATGTTGCTGAAAACTTAGAAAAGAGTATTGATTATTCTGAATATGTTGCTGAAAAGGTTGATCAAAATATTGCTTATTCTGAATATCTTGGTGAAGGATTAGAAAAAAGTATTAAATATTCTGAGTATATTGCAGAAAATGTAAACACACCTAATGCTGAATCAATCAATGAAGGTACTGTTAATGAATATGGAATGAAGGAAGGTGCTATGCCAACTATAGAAGAAGTACAGAAATGTGCTAATGAAGGTATGACATACGAACAAGTTTGTGAAAAGTATCCAGATTGCGATAGAGTTAAATTAAAGGAAATGTATGAATCATGTGGTAAAGCTCATGAATCAGAAAACTATAAAGATTCAATTGAAGAAAAATTAAATAAACTTATTTCAGCCGCTGAAACTAAAAATGTATCTGAAATGCACTTTATGAATTTCTTAGGAGAATCTAAAAAGAATGAATTTAATTCTTTATCCGAAGAGAAGCAAGCTGCGATTGTAGAATCTATGAATGCTAAACCTATTATGTCAACTATACAGGCTGAAAATATTTGGGAATCTAATTTTGTTGAAAAGAAAAGAGAATTAGATGTTGTTACTGATATGCCAGAAAAATTTAAAGAAAAGTGGAATAACCTTTCTGAGGCAAGACAACAACAAATTATTTCGGAATCTAGGTTCCACCCTGTAGGTAATCAATATGGAATTAATAATTTCTGGGCAACGCGAGACTTAAGAAGTTCTCAAATGGTTACAGAATCAATTAATGAAAGTAAAACTGCTGCTGAGTCTGCAACCACTAAAGAGCCATTAGTAAATGAATCTTTTAAAAATGACTTAGTAGAAAAAATGAAATTCAGATTAAATAGATAATCATTTAATCTAAAAGATATTAATCGAATGGTCAAGAAGAAAAGGACCGAGGCGATTAAACAACCGGAATTGAAAAATTCCAAAATGCGAAAAAAATACAAAATAAAATGTACGCAAATCAATTAATCAACGAGGCTGAGGTTCAAAAAACCTGGGGCCCTATCATTGAGGAGGCTACTGGTATTACTGAAAAGTCTAAGTTATCTTGGATGTCTAAGTACTGTCACTACCATAACCTTAATGAAAGTGTATACAATACTGTACACTTAAATCCTAACATGAATGTTCAAGGTATGAATGCTCCGACTTTCCCGGCTGCACCAACTACTATGAATGCATTCCAAGGACAAGATACTGGATCTGGTGACAGACCTTTTTCTTTGCTTCCACTTGCTATGCAAGTTGCTGCTCAGACTGTAGGTTTAGACTTAGTTCCTGTAGTACCAATGCAAGGCCCAATGGGAGTTCTTACTTACCTAGACTTTGTATACGGTGGAGGTAGAGTAACAGATGCTGGTAATAAAGTTACTGATTCTGCTCCTCTATTAATTAAGGCACCTGTAACAATGGTATCTGGTGCTGCTGATTTAGCTGTAGATGATGTAATCTATGCTTCTTCTGCTGCATTAGTAACTGGTGTTGCTCCTTACGAATTAACTTTCGTTGGAAAATCTAGAATTGACGGATATTCAATCTTCCGTGTAAGAGGTAACGGTAATGCTGCTGATGCATTAGCTGCTGGATCTTATGCACAAGGTGAAGAAGGATATGAGGCAATCTATGAAGCTGTTGCTAACGCTGTAGATTTCTACGATGCTGCTGCTGCAACTGCTGGTGATGCTTTAGGTAACTGGGACGGTGCTGCTGAATACGTTAAAGCTTTAGAAGACCATATTCCTGGTTTCTCTGGTAATGCGTTTGAAGACAACAACCCAATCGGTTCTGCTCCTACATTTGCTAATGAGTCTATCGATGGAACTGATCCTTACCAAAGAGGTGTTGGAGAATCTACTCCAGATAACATCATGGGACTAAGCTTATTCAACAAGTCTGTTGCTGCTAAAACTTACCAAGTTGCTGCTGCCGTGACTAGAGAACAAGTTCAGGATCTAAAACAATTCGGAATCGACGCAGTTGCTCAAGTAGAAGCTGTATTGGTAAATGAATTAACTCAATCTATTAACAAATACATCTTGGATAGAATCTTCAGAAATGGAGCTACTAACGCACAGAATGTATCTCTTGTTGATGGACTAAACCTTTCTGCTGCTTTCGCAACAGGTGCAGGTGCTGCGGTTAACATTAACTTAGGACCAAATAACAGTTCTAATACTAATGTTACTCTTTCAACTGCATTAACTGTTGTTGGAACAGGTGGTGAAACTCAAGGATCATTACAACGTAGATTGTATACTAAGATTCTTGCTGCTTCTAACTTGATTGCAACAAGAGGAAGAAGAGGACCTGCTACTTTCGCAGTATGTTCTGGTGAAATTGCTACGGCACTTCAGGATATCGCAGGTTTCGTACCTTACCCACTATCAAATACAATCAACCAGGCTGGTGGATCTTTATATCCAATCGGTGCTTTGGCTGGTGTAACTATTTATGTTGATCCAAACATGGCTTGGACTGACTATAGAGTTGCAGTAGGTAGAAAAGGTGATGGTAACTCTCCTGGTTTAGTATTCATGCCTTACTTAATGGCTGAATCTGTTGAAACAATCGCAGAAGGAACTATGGCTCCTAAAATCGCGGTTAAATCTAGATTCGCTTTAGTAGACGCTGGATTCCACCCAGAAACTATGTACTACACATTAGGATTCAACTTCGGTACTGGTGTATCGATTATCTAATCCTATTTAGGTATATGACTTTAAGAAAGGTTCGCCGAAAGGCGGACCTTTTTTGTTTTTAAAACTCTAATATATAATAAAATTAAAACTAACTATGAAAAGAGTAAAATCATATAATGAGTTTATATCAGAATCTAATAATAAAAATGTAGATGAAGGTATTACTGATATTAAAGGTATTGCGTCTAATCCTATAAAATGGAAAAAGATTAAAAACAATGCTAAGAAGTATCAACAGACTAAAGTCCAAATAGCTTTAAATAATGTTGATTACGAAAAGAAGAAACAAGCATCTAAAGGAGAATTAGATAAAAAGACTAGTGATACATTAAAAGCTGCAAACGCCGCTAAGAATCAGGCACTTAAGGATAAAGCATCTGCAGTTAGTCAAAGAATGAAAGATCTTGCTACAACAGACCCTCTTAAAAAGGTTGTAACTATTGCAACAACTAAAGCTAACTTAGCTGCAGCTGAAACTGCGCTTAAAGCAGCAGACGGTGAAGAATCAAAACAACTTAAGATTAAAATTAAAAAATTAGCAACCAAAGCAGCGGATGCTACAAAAGATCTTAAAGATTATGAATCTGATAGTGGAGATAAAGAACAGGTTGAATTACCAGGCGAAAAGGAAAGGGCTGAAAAGGAAAAGTTAGATAAAGAAAAAGCCGAAAAGGAAAAGAAAGCTGTTGAGGCTGAGATTGAAAAGGCTAAAGCTGCATATGATAAAGTAAAAGATGGTGAAGATGAAAAGGCTAAATTACAAGCAGAAATTAAATTTAAACAAGCCCAACAGAAAAAAGCTAAGTTAGATGGTAATGATGAATTATTCCAAGGGTTAGGTGATGACATCGGGGAAATAATGAAAAAGATAAATGCACTTGATCCTGAAGGTAATACTGAAACAGAGACCGAAACTGAAACAGAGACTGAGACAGGTAAAGATGATCCAGGTGCAAAATTAGAAGCTGATATTAAAGCTTATAATGATAACATAGAAGCTGAAAGAACTACAATGAATAAAGCAGTTAAGGATTTGGAGCAGGCCAAAAGAGATCTAAAAACTGGTAGAGGTTCCGAAGAACAAGTTCAAAAGCTACAAAAGGCAATTGAAGATAGCAAAGAAGATATTGCTGAACTTAAGAAAAAGGAAGCTGATGCTAAAAAGAAATTGGCTGCACTATCTAAACCTACAGGAGAATCATTTCAACCGCTTGAAGAATCTGTTTCTGAAAAGTTTAGAAGGTTAATGAATAATGTATAAAGTCCGTAAGATAAACTTTGGATGGTATAAAAGGAGGCATGGTATTCTATTGGAGAATCTGCCTCCTTTGAAGCAACGATTTATGCTAGAGAATAACTATCTTAAATGGTTAGATTCTGATACACAAGCATTTGAGGTTATCTTTAAGGTTGAGGATATGAATGAACATGAAAAAAATCCTAACCGTATACTTTGGAATCCTTTTAGAGAAACTTTTACAAATATAAAAGAATTAGAAAAAGATTCTGATATTGTAGATTGGAATTGTGCTGTATGTAAAGTTGAGATAAAATCAAGAATGGATTCTAAGAAGGTTGAAAACTTTGTTTGTAAAAAATGTTCTGAGGCTCATAACTCACGGAATAAAAGAGTTGATAAAAGAATAATAGATTCATCTGTTAGATTTTTAAAACACTGTAAATCATTATTAAAAGGTGAACAGAGGGAGTTTATGACTTATGTACGCAGATCATCTAAAGGCTAATCCTTCCTCTATAGTAATTTTTTTAAAAGCATTTAACTTACTTGTAGGGCATGCATTAAAAATTTGTATTCCCTTTCCTTTAATATCCTCTGCAATAGCATCAAACGCCGGTATAAATTGATTTTTATAAATATTGGCAGCAGTTGCATTGACCGGGTACCCATCGTGAAAATGGCTATTAGTTCCATTGCTTCCCATATCATATCCTAATAATATAATTCTTTTAGCACCTAAATGTATTGCTAAATTAATTGCTGCACATCCACTATTATTACCGTGAGCCAATGTATCCTTTGCCCATTCTATACCTAGCTTCTTACCTCTCTTTAGTGAAGTAATATCTTTTTTTCCGTTTGCTCTTATTGTATATTTTAAACCTTTGAAAGAATCTATATCTTCTCTAAACCAAGTATATACCCTACCATCTGTCCAATATAGAGCGTCTGCATTAGGATAGAACTGTATTGCTTTATTAATTGCTATAGTCTTTTTACTATTAAGCCTATTCCACTTAAACTTAGCCAATGAAGGGCCACCACCTATAAGATATACGGTTTCACCTTTCCAAATAGGTTCTACCTTCCCATACTCTCCAAATTTACGGTGGAGATCCTGTGCAGACTGTTTTCTCTCCATACGGACTGGTTTAGAAACTTTTTTAGCAACATGAGTAGTTTTTTTAGTACCTCTTTTTTCTACTCTACTTTTAATAGTTTCAGTAGGAACTGTCACTTTAACAATCTTTCTTATTACTCGGCTCCTTCTCATAGGTAATTTTTTTTATTTATTTCATTGAAACTATATTCCATTTTTACATATAAAAATAAATCTAACTCATATATGAAGAATATCCAAAACGTCTTATTGACAGAGAAGTATAGACCGCAATCCTTAGATGATTTAATTACACCACAAAGAGTTGGTGAAAAATTAAGTAAAGGTGTTTATCAACATTTATTGTTACATGGTAGCCCAGGTACCGGTAAAACTTCAGCTGCTAAAGCATTAGTAAAACATTTTAAACACCCATACCTTTACATTAATGCGTCCACAGATACTTCAGTGGATGTTGTAAGAAATAGAATTACTGATTTTTGTGCTAACCGTTCTATAATGGATGAACCAGGTAAAATGAAAGTAATTATACTTGATGAGATTGATGGTGTATCTGATCAATTCTTTAAAGCATTAAGAGCCACAATGGATCAATTTGCCGTAAATGCAAGGTTCATTGCAACGTGTAATTATATTAATAAAGTACCGGATCCAATTCAGTCAAGATTTGAAATGATTGATTTTGATTTTTCTAAAGAAGAAGAAACCGAAATAATGAAAAGTTACATTATGAGGATTTTTCAAATATGTAAAGAAGAAGGAATAGGTATTGATAAACATGCAGCCGTAGAATTAGTGAAAAGAAAATTTCCTGATTTAAGAAATATGTTAAATCAATTACAAGGATTTAAATCACAAGGTGTAGAAACTATAACAGTTGAAAACATTAAACAATTCAGTTCGGTTTATAAAGATATTTATGATCTTATTATTGATGGAGAAGATCCTGTGAAGAATTATCAATATATGTTATCTAATTATGCGAACAGAACTGATGATGTATTATCTTCTTTAGGTGCAGAGTTTATAGATTTTATAAAACAAGATAGGCAATCATATATACAATTTATTCCACAGATAATTGTAACGGTTGCAAAATATCAATCGCAAAGGCAACAAGTAATAGATCCTGCAGTATCAATGCTTGCTTGTATTTATGAACTGCAAACAATAGTTAATGGCGCATGAGAACACAATTTTTACAAAAGTTAATAAAGAAGTTTCCCAATCACATGGAGTTAGGTAGCGCAGTTGCAAGATATTATGACCTAAGACAATCAAAATTAACCAAAGAAGAATGTGAAGAAATTATTTTGAACTCTTCTTTCAGATTCAATTAATACTTGTTATATTTAAATTAAATAACACATAATATGAAAAAAACCGGCAGACATACATTTGTTATAGATGGTAATTATTTTCTGTTTAGAACACTATATGTAATTCCTAGTAGATCAAAAAAGGCAGGTCTATTAGGAACAGAAGAAGATGTGCAAGCATTCGTTAAAAAATTGGCAACTGACTTTGCATATCAAATCAGATTATTTGAAGGTCTTATTGACAAAGTTGTTTGGACTGTAGATTCAAGATCATGGAGAAAGGACTTTTACCCTGAGGCAGAATATAAAGGTAATCGTAAACAAAATGACGCCCTTAACTGGGAAAACTTTTCTAAGGCAACTGCCGACTTTATTTCTATCTTATCTAAGCAAGGTGTTATCATTTCAAAAATTGATGGCGCTGAAGGTGACGATTTAATGTATGCATGGAATACAGAATGCCTTGCAAATGATAAATCAGTTATTATGTTTACTGGGGACAGGGACTTAGTTCAATTAGTAGATAAGAGTACAAATAATAATACTCATACAATTTTATTTTCACCGGCTCATAAAAAACTATATACTTATCAAGGTTTTTCTGAATGGATGAATTCTCAAACTGAAGAAGAACAATCTGATGATGTATTTGATGTACTAAAAACCTCTGTATCACCAGAGAATCAGGCTAAAAAATTACTTAAGGCATTAGTCGCAAAGAAAAAGGTTTCTATTATAGAGGTTGACCCTGAAGACTTTCGTTTCCGTAAGGTACTTACTGGAGATGCCGGCGATAATGTACCACCTGCATATTTTTATAAAAAAGGTAATAGGAGATACGGTATTAGTGAAAATAAAGCAACTGCTATTATTTCTGAATTTAAAGAAAAGCATGGTCACCTATCTCATATGTATCTTTATAATGATGAGTATATTACTGATCTTGCAAATATGACTATAAGAGTTATGAATGCAAAACATATGAGCAGGGAACAAATTATTTCTAATCTCAAATCTAATGTTAATCTTATGGTTCTTGCTGCTGAATCTATACCAGAAGGTATCCTAGATGAAATGTTTAAATCAGTAGAATCTAAAATGGATTTAAAAGGTTTACAGTTAAAAACAATTTCTACTATGAAATCCATTTTGGAAAATACAGAATATGCAAAAGAAACTGATAGTTCATTTAAAGCTTCATTTTTTAAAGATGATGATAATGAATCAGATGACATGTCTTTTATAAAAGGTGGTAAAAAACAAGATAAGATTTTTTAAACTTTTTCTTTTTCTTTCATATAAATATAAAATAACTCAATGAAATTATTTGATTATATAAAAGTTCTTTTCGGTAAGGATGAACACTGGGATAAGGTTACAAATTACGACAAATCTAAAAATTCATTTATGACAAATAGATTTATGAGTATTAAATTTCCTATACAGGCAAATCTTTTTAATTCACTTAAAATAGATCCTGCTGGCCAAGCAGAAGCATGGCGATTAGTTTCATCTAAATTTAATAGAGTACCAGGATTTATTTACACTAAAGTAAAAAAATCTGCTAAGCAAAAGGCAAAGGAATGGAATCCTAATCCTAAGGCATTAGAACTTTATATGAAATTTAATGAAATCGGAGAAAGAGAATATAAAGAAGCTCTAAAACACAACCCATCACTAGTCCAATCATCGATAGATATACTAGAAAAACAAATGGGTAATGATGTTAATTGATAATACTTTTGAATTAGGGATACCTAATCACATTTCCTTTACTTTATTTAAATATGATTACTTTGATAGTATAATCATTAGTAGAGTAAAAAAGGAATGTAAAAATTTAAATACTTTAGGTGATGGTTCAGAATATACAGTAAAAGTATCTTCCTTTCTTACTGCAATAAAAACAAGTAAAAGATTACGTGCTGAAATAGAAAAGGCTGAGAATACCAGTTTTTTACCTAATCCTTCAATCAAACCTAATTCAATCTACTTTATACTTTCAATTTTACGTAGACTAAAAAACCTAGAGTTTTTAACATTCAGTGTAAATGACGATAAAAAATACAGTAGGTTAATAAAAAATGAATCAGGTTTACCGGTTCTTAGTTTTCATTTTAGTATCCTAGAAGGTATTTTTGACCTAACAAAATTATTAGATAGGAAAGAATTAGACTTATTTAATAAAACCTTAATTGATTTTAAAATCTTAGAAAACAAGTATCTGAATAGAAAGCCTTATTTTTATATGAAGGCTACTGCAATTTTAGATATTTTAGCATCTATGGAAATTGACGGAAAATTAGATTCTTTTAAAATAGTAGATTACATTGATCCTAAATTAGAAGAAGATGATCCCACCCTTATTGTAAAAACTGATTATACACCTTATTGATGGGAATATATAAACAAATAATGTTTGTATATGAAAAGAATTGTCAATTGGTTAGGTGGTCTTTTAAAAGATGAAAAAGGTACACCTTCGTCAAAACGGTTTATTGGTATTTTGGCAGGCGTAACATTATGCACTGCTCTAATGATTAATCTGTACACAGATATGCCAGTAGAACCTACTCTTGTTAATGCAGTAGCAGCAATATGTATTGGTGGTTTAGGTCTTGCTTCGGCTGATAAGATTTTTGGAAAGAAAAAATCTATTGGTGAAGATCAACAAATAAATTCTTAATTAATGGCAGTTAACGGAAGAACAACGGATGCTAACGGGGATGCTATATTAATAAGTCTCCAGGAACCTTATAAAGATGTTGTAGAGGTATTAGGATATACTGATGTAACGAAAGGCGAAAATACTAGTGTTTATTACAATAAACAATTTAGATGGGGAACTGATGGTGTAACATATTCTGATTATATTGATCTTACTAATGTGAATTTAGAAGCTTTATTATTAGATCCGAGTAAACCTTTTTGGATTCAATATAGGTATACTCG